GCCAGCTTGGTGGCGCCTACGCCTATAGCAGCCAGCGGCAGCGTGAGAGCCTGCGTGAGATCCCGGCCGGCCATCTTCAGCTGGCCGCTGAGGCGGCCGAACTTGCGCCTGATGCCCTTCATCTGGCGCTCAAAATTCTTGAGGTCCAGGCCGAGGACAATTTCCATCGAGCCTAATTTAACGCCTGCCATTTTGCTCCGCTTCTTTCTTTCTTACTCGTTCGCGTTCGCGGGCTTTGCGGACAATCTCGCCGATTTTGTCGCTGTCAGCTTTCGATTTTTCGCGCTTAGCTGCTCGGCCCGACAGTTCATTAAACATCTTGCCGGGATTCGGCGTGTGGCGGAACTGCCCCAGGGAGGAGATGAGGGTTGATAAACACCTGGCTCGGGCATCGTGGGCAGCTTCAGAATTTTCATTGTGCGCCTCCACCATCAGCTGAAATTCTCGCGGCGTCAGCGCCCAGAACTCGGCCGGCTTCAGGCCGATGCGAAACGCCATTTTTCTCAGGTCGTCCCAATTGTTTTTAAGCTCTCCTTTTTCTGGCGGTCCTTTTTTTTTGCTTTGCCCTGGTCAGCGGCCTGCGCGACCATCACTCGATCCATCACATACTGAAGATGATCGCTTGTGGTGGCCTCGGCCGCGCTCTCGGGCACCGCGTCAATTAAATCTCCGGCCTGTTCCAGCGTGAGCTCCGGGCTCTCCCAGATGAGCCCGGCCCACAATAATGCTCTAGCAGACTGAAAACCGATGTTCTTCTCGTTCAGCGCTTCCGCTATACCCTTCCCCATCTTGCCCTCGAATTCACACATAGCATTGAATCCGTACTTGAGGCGCCGAGGCCGGTCTAAAATTATCTCTACGCCGCTGGGAACTGGAGGAACATCGTTCATGGTTTACGCCCTGGTCAGGGTCAGCGCCCCGCGTCCTGTGAAACTGAGAGAATAGGTGACGAGATCGGCCTCAGGCAATGCTAGCTCGATAGAGTCCAGGGTGGTGGCCCCGATGTACGTGTCCGCCGCATTGTCTACGAGCTTGATGCCTACCTGGTAATCGGTGTTTGAGGCGTGAAGCTCGTTAGTCGCAATCAGATAATCCAGGGCGCTATCGTTATCCTCATAGATGCCCTCTACCGATGCTGTCCAGCCGCGCCTGGTGCTGAAGCTGTCGATCCAGCCACTGTTTTCCTTGTTGGTGCTGTCCACGTCGGTCTTGGACAGGCTCAGGCTGCCATCTCTCTGCTGCGGAAGCAGCACCCAGCTGGGAGAGGCCAGGTCATCCGCTATATCAACGTAAAATTCCCAATTTAAGCCCGTTTCTACTGCCATCTTAAAATCTCCTGTTATGCGTCATCCGACAGAATCCATCGGAATCGTAAAACGCCGTGGCGGACTAACTTGCCCTCGGCATGGTATTCCTTAAAAATTTCCGCTACCTCGAGGCGCCCGAGCGCCTGGGTAAAACTCTCATCTAATGTTAAAGCTGAGCCCGTCAGGCTCTCTATGCTGGCCTCCAGGATGTCATTGCAGGCTTTGTTACCAGCCTCATCGCTGAAGGCGTGTAGCGTCGTTGTGGCCTCGCTGATTTTCTCGAGCTCGAGAGACACTGAGCAGCTCCCGATCTCGACGTAGGGCGGCGCGGTGCCCTCGGGCACCTCGTCATATACATCGGTCGAGATGCCATCGCCTGCATCCGTGAGGCGCCCGTAGATGCCCTTTTGTAGTGAATTCAGGGGTAATCGTTCGCTCATGCGGCCCCCCTGGCGACGCGCACAACTGATTTATTCCAGATCGCCCGGCGCAGGTTGCGCGTGAAACGCGGTCTTTCCCCCTGGAAGGCTGGGAAAAGAAACGGCCGCCCCTTGACGCCTCCCTTGAGCCCCAGCCCACGCGCCACCGGGAACACCGGCAAGCCCTTCCGCTCAGCCCAGGCGCCCAGCAGGCCACCGGCCGGCGGCGTATAGGCCCCACCACCGCCCCGGCGCCCGACGGCGACGGGATTATAAAACGAGCCCGAGCCCCATTCCACAAGATGGGCGTAACTCACACCTGAGCGCCCGCCGGCCGAGGTCGTCCTGGTGTAGACAACGCCGGTCAGCCCCTCGTTATGCTTCCTGAACTGGATAGAACGCCGGAGGCGCCCCGTATCGCTGGGCGCCCTGCTCCGGGCGTCTTTCTGGATGGCCTTGGAGCTCTCCTCGACCACCTCGCGCACGTTGCGCTTGATGGCGCCGCTCATCAGGAGCAGCTTTTTGAAAATCACCGCCTGGCTTGATTTCGATATTTTCAGGCTCATGCGTTGATTTCCTTGCAGGTGATCACGAGCTGGCGATCTCGCTCGTTGGGATTGATCATCCCGACAATCTGAAAGTACCGCCCGGTAGAAATCTTTATCCGGTCGGTCGTAGAAATATCATCGCGGTAGCGTATGACCACCTCATGGGTGCCGTTATGGTTCAGCTGCTCGTTATAGAAGCGCTCCTCGGCCCTCAGCGGCTTGATGCTGGCGAAGGATGCGTCGGTCCTGTCGTTCCAGGTACGCACCTCCCCGCCCTGCCCATCATCGACGAGGCTTTCATTCTGGAAGGTGATCCGATGCCGGAGGCGCCCTATCAGCATCACACCTCCGCCATTTTGTAAGGCCACAACAGCCGCTCGAGGCCGTATTGCAGGCTCCTCGAGAGGTGCCCCAGCGTGACGGCTTCCCGGTGCTCATACAGATGCCCCACCAGCAGCTTGATGGCTGCCTTGATGGTCTCAGGCACCGCGTCGGCGTCGCCGTAGCCGGCCACGAACCTGATAATCACGCTGTTAGGCGTCGAGCGCCGGTCAGAGGGCCAGCTCTCCGAATACGCCAGGCGCAGGCGCCCCGGCTCCTGGTCTATATCAACATCGTAGACCGAGTCCGAGACTGTCTGCGTTGCGCCGTCGGTGTCGATATACTTAACCGTCGTGACGCTTTGCAGCTCAGGCTTAGGTAATAGAAAAGAGCTCGAGAATTTATCGACGCTCCAATCATAGGTGGCCGTGACGAACTGCCGATTGCAGAAGCCCTCGCACCACTCGCGGCCGCTGATGCCCAGCGCCGTGATGTAGTCATTGTCGTCGGCTGTTTCAATTCTCAGGTGTTCTTTCAATTCCGCCAGGGTGAGAGGTTCTTCTGTCGGTGGCGTGACTACTGCCAGGCCCATAGATCACCTCTTCTCTGGCGCGTCTTCGGCCGCGTTCTCGGTGTCAGGTTCCAGGGCGGCCGCTTCCTTTTTGCCGCCCTTAGCGATGACCGCCTGGCCGATTTCGACCAGGCGTTCACCTACCCTTTTAGACACCTCGATGACGTCTCCACAACAATGCTTTTCGGTTTCGGTGCGGAAATTAACGAGGAGCTTGATTTTCATTCGGTTGCCTTCTTCTTCTTAGGTTTGGAAGAAGAGGAGGAGCCCCCCTTGGAGGCTCCTCCCTTTACTGCCTGCGCCTGGCCAGCGGCAATGAGCCGTTTCCCCTCATCGGCGGAAACGTCCACTACATCGCCCTTTTTCTGGCTGAACTCAGGCCCTGCACGACTGACTAATAGGCAAACCTTCATAATTATGAAGCCGCCATCGTCAAATATTTGACCGGATTTGTGCCACTATCGAGCAAGACACCATCGGCTCTATGGAAGGCCGTGAACCCTTGTTGATCGAGGTCAGCAAATCTCTCGCGAAGACGTACAAGCCTGACTCCAAGAACATCTCGAATCTTATATTTTGCGAAATCCCCGAAAATTATGGGGAAATTTCCAGCCCCGATATCCGCAACGTCAGAATTGACGATCACAGCTCTAGCATAGAGGCGGTCAGGTATCCCGGCTTGCATCCCCGGCTGCCAGAGGAACTGGCCATTATCGTCGGTCAGCTTCCGAACAGCCGCCACGCTCGAGTCGTTCATCATCCAAACCGAACTGGATGAATTTCTGTATGCCGGATCAATACTGTGAAACAGATCGATAATCTCATCGGCGGTAATAGCCGAGGCCGATGCGGCCGTTTTTCCGCTTATCGCCCCTGCGATTACTCCTGAAGGCTGAGATGATCCGGTGCCCGTCGTGAAAAGCTGGTTAAGACACCTGGCGATCCTTTCGCCAAGCATAGAGCCCAGGATTTCAGCAAGATTTAGGCTGCTATCCTGAAGAAGCTCGTTAGAGACCGTCACCATCTTGGACGTGATTTTATAGCTTTTCAGAATTGTTTCAGAAAAGGTCACATCCTGATCAGGAACAACGGTGTTCTCGGCAAGAATGGCTCCAACGTTCCCGGTATCATTTGTTTCTGGCCAATGGAGATCCTCGCCGCGGTCGGTCCTTATCACGCTGGCCACCTGGCGCATACCGCCAAAAGACAACAAGGCCCGCTCGAGCTCATACACAAAACCACTCGCGATTGTAAATCCGCCGACATCGCCCGGGGTTGTAGCCTGATCGGCGCGCATTTCCCGCCGGAAAAGGTCGTAATTGCCCCGGAAGAGATTTCCTATATAAATCTCTTTGTGTGGGTCTACCTTGCATTTTCTACAGGCGGCCTGGTGGCGCTCTTCAAGGTCCATGCCCATCTGTACGCGGGCCCAGCCCTGTAGCGCGTCGTCTCTTTCTTCTCGACTAGGGGCAGCATCACGCACAGCCTCGGGCAGCTCGGCGCGGAAGAGCTCCCGCTTCTCACTCTGCTGGCCTAGCTTCGCCTCGAGCTCCTCGGTGCGCTCTGTGATTTCGATGCTGCGGCTCAGGCGATCGTAATCGCCGTTGCAGCTGGTCCAGTTGGCCTCGTCCTCCTCGCACCATTTGTGCTCAGCGTCGTTGGCCGTTGTTCGGAGCTCCTCGAGTCTTTTGAAGATCTCGAAGCGCTCCTCTTTCATCGCTTTGATGCTCATTGGGTTTTGTCCTTCCCAGCGGCACAAAAAAAGAGCCGCTGAAACTTTGGGGTTTCAATGCGGCCCTTCAAGCGAATTGGATCGTTAGGGTTCGCTGACCTGGCGGATTAGACCGCCGGCTTGGAGTTTATAAAATAACTACGCTGAATTATAGCTTTGGGGTTTTCACTGTCAAGAGGCTCTGTATGCCCCTTAGAAAGGCCCGTTATCTGTATGTATAACGCCTCAAAGACTCTTTAAACGTCGCTTAGGAGGGCTTCTCGGCCTCCTCAGCAGCACCCTCGGGCTCATTCTCGCCCGCAAGCTCTTCGATGCGTTCATTTACTCGTTTTTTGAGCTTTTCCCGCTCATGTTCTTCCTG